TTACGCCGCAAATGTCAGCAGCTTGATCGCCTCGAAGTTCTGCACGCCGCCGCCCACGCGCTTCGTTGTGTAGAAGAGCACGTAAGGTTTCGCCGTGTAGGGATCGCGCAGCACGCGCACGCCCAGCCTGTCGACGATCAGATAACCGCGTTTGAAATCGCCAAAGGCAATCGCCGCCGCATCAGCCGCCATGTCCGGCATGTCCTCGGCTTCCGCGATGGGGAAGTTCATCAGCCGCGGCGGCTGGCCCGCGGCAAGGCCGGGCTGCCAGATGTAATTACCGTCCGCATCCTTGAACTTGCGGATCGCTCCTTGCGTCTTCCGGTTCATCACGAAATGCGCGTTCGCGCGGTAGCCGCTTTTGAGCGCATAGATGAGGTCGATCAGAATGTCCGAAGGATCGCTCGCCGGAAAGCCGCCCGAAACGCCGGTCGAAAGCGTGCCGATATTGCCCCAGCTCCAGCTTGCATCATCCACCCGCGCATAATCCAGGAACCCGCGCGGCTTCTTCACGCCGTCGCCCGCCACGAAGGCGGCGCTTTCCTGCTCGGCGAAGACGGCCTGCACTTCCTCGGCCAGCCACTGGTCGATATTGACCGCCGCATCATCGAGCAGCGAGGCCGTGGCCGCCGGCATCGCGTAAAGCTCCATGGCGGGAAACTCCAGCTCGGCGAGCACGGGCGTGGTGGTTTCGGGCCGCGCGTCGGTCTCGCCAACCCATCCGGCCTGCGCGCCTTCCGTGGTGAACGGCTTTTTATAAACCGCCGCGCCGATCTGCCGGACGCCCGCAATGGCGCGGATGGGCGAGATTTCCGACACCACCCGGTCAATCACGCGCTCTGTTTCTTCCGGCACCAGATAACCGCCATCCGGGTCGGAGCCTGCGGACAGCGCTTTTTCTTCGAGGCGCTTCAGGCTCGCCGCCTCGCCCCGGCGCATATAGGCGTCCCAGCCGCTTTTGTGCTCGCGGGCGGATGCATCAAACCTTGCGCCGCCCAGTTCCGGGCGCCGGGCCGCCAGGGCCATTTCGTCCATGGTCTTTTTCTGAAGATCGAGCGCGGCGTTGATGCGCTCCACCTTTTCGCTCGTCACCACATCGGCGGTGAGCTTCTTTTCGATTTCTTCAAGGCGCTCGTCATTTGCCTCCTTGAAGTTTTCAAAGCTGCGCATGAAGCCGTCAAAGGCCGCGTGCACATCTGCATCGGATGCGCTTTTGCGTTCCGGCGCGCGCGCCGCCTTCGTTCCGGCAGGCGCAAGGGTTTGGCCGATCCGCCGGACCGGCTCTTCATTCATGTGTTTCATCTTGTCTCCTATGGGTGAAAAAGCATCGCCGCCTCGCGGATACGGTCCGCAAGGCCTTTCTCCGCACCGGCGTCCCGCCCGGTCCGGTAAGCGCGGTAGCCGCCTGCAATCAGCGCCCGCGCGCCCTGGCGGCCAAGCCCCGCATCCCGCGTGAGCCGCCGCTCCAATTCCCGCTCGGTAAGCGAGCGGCGCGACAGCGCGCCAATGCGCGCCGCCGCCTGCATGGGAAAGGTCACGATGGACACTTCCCACAAATCCACTTCCAGAAGCTGGCGCGTGCCGCCTTTGGCATCGCGCCGCGCCTTCACGGTGTGAAAGCCGATGGACAGCCCGTCCAGCGCGCCTGCCTGCATCAGCTCATGCACTTCGCGCGCGCGGCCCACGCCCAGCAGCAACTGCCCGCGCACGAAAAGCCCACGCGCATCTTCCTTCAGCTCATGCCAGATACCGATGGGCTCTGCCGGGTCATGCTGGAAAAGCAGCTTCACGCCCTTTGCGCCGCGCTTTGCAAGGCTCTTTTTAAAGGCGCCCTGCATCACCACGTCATGGCCGAGATCCTCCTCGCCAAAGAGGCTCGCATAGCCTTCAAAAAACCCGTCCGCGCCCACATGCTTGCACTCGAAAAGCGCGCCCTGCGTTTCAAGATCCGCGCATGCGCCATCCTTCACGCGGGGCCGCCCGCGCGCTGTTCTATCCATCGTCATGGAACTCCTGTTTGGTTGACTTCGTGCCGTGCGGCGCGCCCCCTCACCCTCCCACGGCCTTTGGCCGCGGGCCCCTCCCTCTCCCCCTCACGGGGGCGAGGGAAACAAAAGCCCTCTCCCCTAAGGGGAGAGGGTTGGGTGAGGGGTCCAAGAAAAAAGACTCACCGCGCCGCAATCACATTGTCGAGCTTCGTCTCGATCCGCGTCAGCGCCCCGCTCATGTGCTGCGCCCGCTCTTCCAATCTCGCCGTGCGCTCCACAAGCCCTGCATCGCGCTCGGCCCGCGCTTCCAGAAACGCCAGCCGCTCCGACACGGCGCCCGCCCACAAGAGCGCCCCCGCCGTCTGCATCGCAATCGCCGCAATCAGCGCAATCGGCACCCGCCGGTCCAGATGCCAGCGGGCGGGTTCTGTGTCGGGTTTCATGGGACTATCCGTTGAATAATAATTCAAACTGCCAGTGCTGCAGAAGAACAACCGCAAAACTCTGTCCTGCGGTCGTTGACTTCTACTTAGATGGCCGCTTGATGGCTAAAAGAACAAAGCCCAGAATCGGCGACGCTTGGGCATTTTGTTTTCTTTTAACCAACCAGCCATTTGCTCAAATTCATGATAGTAAGCACTGTTTTGAGTGCGGGCCCTTAGGCGGGTGACGAAAGGAAGGGCATGTTCCCAGTAGGTTACAACTGTGGAACGGTTCCATCTTTTGTAAACTTCTAAGTCGATGATACCGCGCTGAATGCCGATAGCAGCGAGTTCAAATTCATTCAGTATTAATTGAATCGACTGGGCTTCTTCCGAACTTTCTTTGTTTTGCTCTGCAAAGCTAGCAAGGCCGCCATCAGAATTTGTTGCCAACTCGATGAACTTCCGGCGGGCGTCGATCACATCTTTGTCTGCTTCTGCGCGAGCGATGAAATCCAAGGTCGTTCTTCGACGCGCTATTAAACGGTGTGTTACAACCCCCCATATGGCCACAACAATACCGACGAAGGCAATAAAAGAGGCCCCCATATCATCCATGGGAGCCTCCGCACATCTTGGAATTTGTTGCGGCGTTTAGCTCAGGCCGCCCCATCCTTCGCAGCTGAATATGATAGACATGGTTCTTGCCTCCTCGAGTAGCCACGTACACGGGCGTCAACGCTGGTCTTTGGTTGACGGTAAGGGGGTAGGACTCCCTTTGGTTCTGAATGTAGTATGCTGTTGTGTCGAAGTTAAGACCTGGTAAAGGCGGCATTGTGACGCTTATCCCCCTCGAAATGCCCATAAGCGCTAGAAAGTAGCCTATTCTATACCAAATATTTTGCAAAATGAAATCGTCCGTCTACAATCGGCATATTACTTAGATTAAGTGTTATTAACACGCCCCCCATACCCCACTGCCGCGCGCTTCTCATCCTCATCCAGAAAATCCGCCGCGCCGACACGTGCCCAGAGCGCTTCGCGTTCCGCACCAAGGGCCGGCACATCATCGAGATCAAATGAAAGCCGCAGGCCCTCCCCAAAACGCGGGGCGAGCCAGGCGCTCAAGGCCTGCGCGCTTTTCGCGGCAAGGGGCAGCACCGTCTGGCGCCAGAAGGCCAAATTCGCTTCCTTGTAATTGGCATAGGTGTTGTCTCCCGGCAGGCCGAGCAGCAGCGGCGGCACGCCGAAGGCGAGCGCGATTTCGCGGGCGGCGGCGTTTTTCGCTTCCGCGTAATCCATGTCCTTCGGGCCGAGCGCCATCTGTTTCCAGTCGAGCCCGCCTTCGAGCAGCAGCGGGCGCCCGGCATTGGCCGCACCCTGATAGTTTTCTTCCAGCTCCTCCTTCAGCCGCGCGAATTGTTCCTCGCTCAAATGCGCCTGGCCTTCCGGCCCCTTATAGACAAGCGCGCCCGAGGGCCTTGCCGCATTGTCAAAGAGCGCCTTGTTCCAGGCGCTGGCGGCATTGTGAATGTCGATGGCGCTTGCCGCCGCTTCCAGAGGCGAGAGCCCGTAATAATCATCCCCCGGATGAAAGAGCTTCATGTGCATGACGGGCGTGCCCGCGCCCTGATCAAAGCGCATGGTGCGGCCATGAACGCTGTAATCATAAGCGGCAATGCGCCCGCCCGCCCCCGGCACGGCTTTCATCCTGTCAGGGCGCAGCGCGTATAGTTCGCGCGGTTCATTGCCAAGGCTCACGCATTCCAGATAGGCATTGCCGGAAATGAGCAGATAGCCATACCAGCCCTCCATCAGCGCCGCGCCGCTTTGCTCCGGGTTCGGCTTTTTCAAAAGCTCCAGCAGGGGGTGCGCATCCAGTTCCTGCCCGCCTTCATAAAGCAGCCAGGGAATGGAACTTGCCGCTTCCGCCACCGCCCGCACCGCGCGGTAGACAATGGCGTTCCGCTCGAAGCCTTCTCGCGCCAGGCTCGCATAATCGCGCGGCGTCCAGACCGGCTGGCCCTGCGCATGAAACGCAATGAGCGGCCCCGCCCGGCTCGCCTTTGCTTCAGGCGCATGCGTTCGTTTGGCCTTCTTTTGCCAGAATGCCATGTGGGTCTCCTGTTTGTGGTGTTGGTTTCTTTTGTGGCGCCCCCTCACCCTCCCATCGCTTTGCGATGGGCCCCTCCCTCTCCCCCTAACGGGGGCGAGGGGGGTTGGAGCAAAAGCCCTCTCCCCCTTGGGGGAGAGGGTTGGGTGAGGGGGGGCCCTGCCGTATGTCACAGCATGTAAATCACAGCCGCCGCACCCGTGGCTCGCCGTCCGGCCCAAGCGCCAGATCACTCAACGCCCAGACAAGCGCGTCCAGCCGGTCAGGACTTGCTTTCCCCTCGCCCGGCACGCATTCGCAAAGCTGGTCCTCAAGTTCCGGGAAGGTCCCGACATGATGCACGAGGCCGCGCTCATAAAGCGCGGCGACGGGTTCGGCCCTTGCGCGCTTGCCCCGGCTTGCATGGGCCTTGCGCAGGGCAAGGTTGGGCGCGACCTGGCGGAGCACGGCTTCCACCATGTCGCCGCCCTGATTGGTTTCGGCCACCATGCGGTCCGCCTCGATGCGGATATAAAGTGCCACCGCGCGCCGCGCCCAGTTGAGGGGCGAGAGCTGCGCGCGGGAGCAATCTTCCAGCACATAATAATGTCCGTCGCGGCCTTCACCGGCCGCGATGATCCCGCATTCATCCGCGCTCACCCCGCTTGTGGTCGGCGGATCGAGCGCCACGACAATACGTTTCAGTTCCGGCGCCGTGCCCACGCGCGCCTTTTCAATCATCTCCCGCTGCCAGAGCGCGTCGGGGTTGTCCTCAAGGAACGCCGCTTCCAGTTCCTGCCGCCCGAGCCCTGTGCTTTCATAGCGGCTCACGATGCGCTCGAAAAAAGCCTCCGCCAGGTTCGCCCGGTTCGCCGCCGTTGCCGCTTTCGTCACCGCCGTCATGCGGTCGTTCAGCAGCATCTTCAAAAGCGGCACGGGCCGGGGCGTCGTTGTCACCACTTGCTGCGGCGAGTCTCCCAAGCGCAGGCCGAATTGCAGCATGTCCCAGGCTTCTCTTGCATGGCGCCATTTCGCCAGTTCATCGCACCAGGCCCCGTCAAATTGCGGGCCGCGCAGCGCTTCCGGGTCGCTGGCGGAAAAAAGCTGTGCCACTGCGCCGTTCGGCCAGAGGAGACGGCGCCGCACCGCTTCATAGCGGGGCCTTGCTGCTTCCGGCCCGATGGCGCGCAATCCCGACGGCCCTTCCACCATCACCTCGCGCGCATCGCCGTAGGTTTCCCCGATCAAGGCCAGTCTTCCCTTTCTGCCCGCCATCACTTCGCCGCGCACCCATTCGGCGCCGGTGCGCGTTTTGCCCGCGCCGCGCCCGCCCAGCACCAGCCAGGTGGACCAGGCGGCGGCGGGGGCGAGCTGATCGCCCCGCGCCCAGAAGCGCCAGTCATGGGTGAGAAAACTCAGTTCCTTCCCGTTCAGGCTTTTCAGAAACCGCTGCCTGAGCGCCCGTTTCTTCGAGGCGAGCAAGACGGCGTTCCAGTTCGGCGCGCAGTGAGTCTCCATCTTCCGGTCCATCCTTCGCCTTGGCGCGCCGCATCGCCTCGCGTTCGCGCTCGATTTCAATAAGTTTTTCCATGGTGCGGCTGAGCGAGGAGAGCGTGCGCGCGTCCCGCTCGCGGGCCTGCGCGCTTTGCGTCTCTTCCTCGCGCGTTTCGATCTCGCCGATCTGCCGCTGCAGAAGTTTGCGCAGGCGTTTCATCAGATTGGCGGTTGAGACGGGAGGCGCCTTTGCCTTTTCCTCGTCCCATTTCTCCGCCCGCGCCTTTGCCGCGACCTTCTGATGCGTGGTGCCGAAGGCTTCCGCGATTTCCTTCGGCTTCAGCTTGCCTGCTTTCCATGCGCGTTTGACCGCCGCCCAGTCGAGCGCGGGTGAAATCTGTCCGGTTGTCATGCTGCTTGCGATTTGCCCAATAAAAAAGGCGGCCCAAGGACCGCCCGCATCGTTTAAATGCTTGCCGAGAAAGTCACCGTTCAT